AATAGGTTTTATTCCTCACTCTAATTTTTATTTTAGCAGACCTGGTAAAAGAGCGAGTTTTCCTTCTCACAGTCATCCGTACGATGTTTTTGTAAAACAAATTTATGGAACCTCGGATTGGATCATTAATGGTGAAAAAATAAGACTTTTTTCTCAAAAAACTCTTGTTTCTCCAAAAAACGTGTTACATGAAGTGGTAACTAAAAAAAACAAGAAACTATCATTGACCATGAACATAGACAGTTTTGGTCAATATTGATAGAATAAATACACTTCAAAAATATAAAAAACCTTATATAGTGGGTGATTATGCTACAAAAATTAGGCTTTCTACCAGGATTTAATAAACAGATTACAGAAACCACAGCCGAAGGACAATGGGTTGATGGAGATAATGTTAGATTTAGATATGGCACACCTGAAAAAATAGGTGGTTGGAAACAATTAGGAAGCAATAAACTAACTGGTGCAGCTAGAGCCTTATTTCACCTGGTTAATAAAGATGGTATTAAATATTCAATCATAGGCACAAACAGAATTTTGTATGCTTATACAGGTGGTGTGTTTTATGACATACACCCTATTAGAGATACTCAAACTTTAACTAACGCTTTTACAACTACTAATGGTTCGGCTGAAGTTACAATTACTTATTCAAGTCCTCATGGATTAAACGCAAAAGATATTGTACTTTTAGATAATTTTACCACAATAACTGGATCTAATTTCGGAGCATCTGATTTTGATGATAAAAAATTTATGGTTACTTCTGCTACAGCACTTACTATTACCATTACAATGCCATCAAATGAAACTGGATCAGGAGCCACAACTTCTGGAGGAATAAGATCTCAAGCTTATTACTCGGTAGGACCTGCAGAACAATTACCAGGTTTTGGTTGGGGATTAGGTTCTTGGAGTGGTAGTGTGTCAGGAGCGCTTACAACAACTTTAAATGGTGCATTGTTAGATGACACAGCAGGAACTGGAGGATCAGGTACTTCAATTACTTTAACAAGCACAGTTAACTTTCCATCTGCAGGTACAAACTTTATTCAAGTTGGTAATGAAGAAATTTCTTACACAGGTATTTCTGGAAACGACTTAACAGGAATTACAAGAGGAGTTAGAAACTCTACGAGGTCTGCACACTCTGATGGCGCAACAGTTACAAATTCATCAGATTTTGTTGCATGGGGTGAAGCTGCATCAGGAGACTTAGTTCTTGACCCAGGTTTATGGAGCATTGACGCTTTTGGTAAAAAGGTAATTGCACTGATTCACAACGCACAAGTTTTTGAATGGAATGCTGATGCATCAAATGCTACAACAACAAGAGCAACTATTATAACAGGTGCGCCAACCGCATCTAGAGATATGTTAGTATCTACACCCGATCGTCACTTAGTATTTTTTGGCACAGAAACAACTATTGGAACACCATCAACACAAGATGAAATGTTTATAAGATTCTCTGATCAAGAAGATATAAATACATATACACCTACAGCAACCAACACGGCAGGCACACAAAGACTTTCTGATGGTTCTAAAATTGTTGGAGCTGTTAGAGGTAGAGATGCAATGTATATTTGGTCAGACACTTCATTGTTTACTATGCGTTTTGTTGGTCAACCATTCACGTTTGCATTTGCACAAGTAGGAACTAACTGTGGATTGATTGGACAGAATGCTGCAATTGAAGTTGATGGTGCTGCTTACTGGTTTTCAGAAAACGGTTTCTTTAAATATTCTGGTAATCTAGAATCTATGATCTGTTTAGTAGAAGACTTTGTATTTAATAATTTAAATACAACAGCATCACAATTAATAAATGTTGGATTAAATAATTTATTTGGTGAGATCACTTGGTTTTATTGTTCGTCAGGTTCAACAGTTATTGATAGATGTGTGACTTATAATTATTTTGATTCAAAAGCACAAAGACCAGTGTGGACTACAGGAACACTGGCTCGGGGAACATGGAAAGATTCTTCCATATTTGGTCTTCCTCATGCTACTGAGTATGATGCAGATAGTAATGACTCTTATGACGTTGTTGGAAACACAGACGGCTGCACAACATACTATGAACACGAAACAGGGACAGATCAAATAAAAGGCGGAACAACTACAGCTATTACTTCTAGTATAGAGTCTGGTGATTTTGATATTACTCAAAGGATTATTAGAGGAACTCAGTCAGGTACGCCGGACCTTAGAGGAGATGGTGAATTTATAATGAAGATAAGAAGATTTGTTCCAGATTTTTTATCACAAACAGGAAGCACACAAGTTACATTAAATTTAAGAAACTATTCTAACAGTTCGCAAGCAAGCTCTCCACTAGGACCTTTTACAATTACATCATCAACAACTAAGGTAGATACACGAGCAAGAGCTAGATCTATTTCTTTAAAAATAGCAAACACAGCTGCGTCCCAAAGTTGGAAACTTGGAACATTTAGATTAGATATACAACCAGATGGTAGAAGATAATGGCAAAAATAGTACAGATATTAACAAGACCTAGTCCAGAATATTCTAAACAAACAGCAGACGCACAAGTTAGAGATCTTGATGCGATCATAGAGAAACTAAATACAACATATCAACAAGAATTAAAAGACGAGGTAGAAGCATTTAACTTCTTTTTAAATTAATGGCTAATAGTTTTAAAAATAAAAAAGTAGATCTTACAACAACAGACCTTACAACACTGTATACGGTGCCATCAGCGACGACTACTGTTGTAAAATCTTTGTTAGTATCGGAAGATGCTGGATCGGGTAGCACAATAACTATAACTTTAGTTAACTCTAGTGGTGCTATATTTAATCTATTTAAAGATAAAGCCATTGCATCCAAAGCAACAACAGAACTTTTAACTCAACCTCTTGTAATGGAAGAGAGTGAAATATTGAAAGTACAGGCTGCTGACGCGAACGAGCTGCACGTTATAGCCTCTATATTAGAAATACAGCCAAGAGAGGTAACAATATAATGAAGACTCTTCATCCAGAAAAAATCATAGAAACTATTAGCAATATTAAAACAGGTGAGATATATAAGAATGATGAGGAATGGAAAACAAAGGGAATTCCTCAAGAGGATATTAGAAGAGATGTTAAGGTAATTATGCCTAGTCTCAACTTATTTGGAGATACCAATAAATGAGTAAAAAACCAGTAGTGCAGGGTGGAGTAGAAAATTATTTAGGTAAACAGCCACAAGTTGTTGCACCTAGAAAATGGCAATCTAGTCCTGATGCACCCCCAACAGAACTTGCATACATTACAAAAGCAGAAAAAGATTTAATACTTAAAAAAGATATACACGGATCGTTATCTAAAGGTCCTAATATGGGCCCATCAGGAATTATGTCACTAGATAGTTTTGGTGATGCGGGGGGAGCTGGAGCATCTGGCGGAGATACAGAAGCTGGAGGCGGAGCTATGGAAGGTAGAGGTTTCTCTGGTCGAGGACCAAGTGAAACTAAATCAGCGTTTGATGCAAGAGTAAGAAACCAACAAGAAATTATGCAAAAAGCTGAACAACAACAAGCTAAGGATTTAGGTTATAGAGAACGTAGAAACATAGCTAACTTTAGATCTAGAAGAGGACCATTTGGTTTAGGTAGTTTATTTTCAACCGCTCTTGGATTTGTAAACCCAGTTTTAGGTTTAGCTAGTAGAGCAATTACAGGAATACCTGGAGCTTTTAATACTTTTAGAAACTCACCAACGTTAGCTGCTTTTGTTAATAATATGAAAAACCCAAATGTAATAGATGAAGGAGATGACGAAACTTTATTAAGTCAGGTAAGTCCTGATTTACCTTTTGCACAATCGTATTTAGATCAAATAAATGCTAACAAAGGTATAACATCAACAAATCAATTTGATCAATCACCATATGGTAATGTGGATATAGTAGATATGCAGGAGAACCAAGGCTTTGGCCCAATGCCATAAGCTATTGATTATAGGAGAAAAAGACTATAAAAAGGATAAACTATGGCAATTTCAAGAAGCATGATGGAAAGACAACTACGAGCTGGTGGCGGTATCATGACACTAGACGAGCCAAGGCAGGGTTATTTTTTAGGTAAGATTGTAAGAAAAGCTAAAAAAGCTGTAAAGAAAGTTGTTAAATCACCACTAGGGAAAGCTGCAATACTAGGTGCAGGTATTTACGGATTAGGCGGTGGATTTGGTCCAGCTGGTTTTAGTAAAGCTTTACTTAAATCAAGAACTATTTCCCCTTTTTTATCGGGTGGTAAATTAAGCACACTTGGAGATATTTTTAGGGTAGGTGGTGAAGCAGGCGCAGGTTTTAGTGTGCCTAGAATATTAGGTGGACTTGGTATTGGTGCTTCAATCGCTGCACCATTCTTAATGGGTGGTGACGAAGAGGAGATTGATGAAGGTGTAGATGTTTCAGGCATACAGCCTATGGTAGCTGACATTAGAAATCAAGCTAGAGAGTTTTATAGAAACCCAGCGTCTCGTGCAGATTCTGGTTTATATTTCATGCCAAGTCAACAATTTGTACAGCCATCTTTCTATGCTGCTGGTGGTGGATTAGCTAGTATACCTAGAGGCGGATATAATGAAGGTAAATCTGTTTTATCAAAAGAACAGATGGCAATGATAGATGACATGAAAAGTAAAGGTATGGACATGTCTACTATAGAGTCTATGACAGGCGCTACAGCAGATCAAATAACTAATTATTTATCTTCATTAAATCAAAAACAAGAAGGTGGTCTAATGGACCTAGGTGGTTTTGAAAAAGACTATAGAGAGGGTGGTTTTGTACCACTAGGAGCTGAGGAAAGAGCTGATGACGTGCCAGCTAGACTTAGCAAGAATGAATTTGTATTTACAGCAGATGCTGTAAGAAATGCAGGTGGGGGAGATATTGATAAAGGTGCAGAAGTTATGCAGAATATGA